TATTTCCGATAAGAATACATCGATTCAGTGGGAAGTTGATGGTGAGATATTAAAGGTGTAGACTATGGCTTCAATTAATATCGATAACAAAAACGGACAAATTATAACATCAGATGATGCGATTGTTAAAATCGGCAATAAAGGTGCCATTTTATTAGGAAACGGTGAATATTTGGAAGAAGAAAACGGTGTAGATCTTTCTAAATATGCTGGTGCAATGCGTTTCAATAAAGAAAGAAAGTGCTTACAAGTTTGTGATGGAACTGTATGGAAAGATATTAAAGGTCCATATAAGCAAACATCTAATATTGTTTGGTCAATGCTATTTTAATTTGTTTTTTCTAAAAAATTGTGATACAGTCATTAACAATAATGAAAATTGTTAAGGATTTATTCATGAAAAATAATGAAAAACGCTATTTTTTAAAAAATTCCAATCTGCTAGCGGAAATACATGCATCAAAGTTGACGTATTGTTGCTATCAAACTCCAGAATATGGTAATTACGATATTATTTGTAAAGATTATAAGTTAATTACCCCAAATGTTTTAAAAACCTTTTTTGAAAAACAACCTGATCGTGATTATATCATTATTCGAGTAATGACTGATGAACACGTTTTAGATTATTGTACCTTTAAGAATGGGAAATTAAACCTTCAAGATTTGAAAATGAAACCTTTTAAGCATTATCTTTTGAAAAAAGAAGATTTTGAAAAGGTTTGCACAGAATCTGGCCATAATATGGATGAGATTGAAGTCTTGAATAATCACATTTTTGATCTTAAAGAAGAAAAGAAAGATGTTAATCGTAATATTCGGTTAAATAAGCTTAATAAAAAGAAGCAAGAACCATTTAAACTCCGTAAAGATGAGATTGATAAAGAGATTAAAGAAAACTTTGAAAAAATTAAGTCTTTGACGTCAGACTTTTATGAAAATATTAAGAAATACTTAACAGAAGTATTGAGAAGTCATTGGTCTGGAGAAACTATTGAGTCTGGACATTATGATGTTTCACAAGGACGGTTAACAGATGGTTTGGTTTATATGATCATGATGCTTGTTGAGCAGTATGCAAAGTCTGGAAACTGGTCTGGCTACACATATATTGATGATATGAAGGGTTCTGCGTTGGTTCAATTATACGACGTTGCTTTAAAATTCGAAGAATCAGAAGGATTAAATGCATTTGCGTATATGACACAGTGTGTTTCAAACAAATTTACTGCTATTCTTAATGGAGAAAAGAATTTAAGCCGTATCAAATCAGTAATTATGCAGTCAATTGGTTATAATCCGACGTTTGGTGAGCAGACGAATGCAACATTTAAGAACGTTTTCTACGATGAAGACGGTAACGAGATGGAAATGGAAGATATTGACGAACCAGAAGATATGAATGATTCGGATAATGAAGAAACGGAAGATTAATGCTCATCGATGATGACAATACCGTCATCATCATCTTCATCGTCTGATGACGTTGGCTTATTAAGAGACTCAAATTTCTGCTTTGCAAGCTCATAATTGAGTCTTTTCATTTTTGCGTCAATTTTTGCAACCTTTGTGCTTAGCTTAATGTTGAGGAAGCTGTTTGCGGCAGAAGCAATATCGGCACATCCTTTACCAGTTGAGTTAACAGCAATATCCATAAGATCTAAAAAAGCGGAATTAGCCTGATCGGAGATTTCATCGAGTTCTTTTTCAGAACGTTCTTCAAAAGGAAGACTTGCTAACTCTTTTGCTTCTTCTTTTTTGGCAACAGAGAATTTCTTGAGTTCTATTGGTTCAATTTCGGTGATAATATTCTCCTTATTGATTAACTCAAGAGCATTTTGTAAATCGGTACATTGAGAAATTTCCTCATTACTTAACACATTAAATTCTTCATTTAATTTTTTGTTCATTGTATGCCTTAAAAAATATACGCTTATATTCTAGTAAATATATTTAGCGATGGAAATCAAGGTTTTAACGAATGAGCATATTTAGTTCTTTTACATCATCATTACAAAATTCTTCTCTTGGTAAATTGTTAAGTGGGGAAGGCTCAAATTATGCTGCAACAACTTATGGTACTGATTTTATTCCAGAGTATATAACAACAACTGGTCAAAAGCGTTTTCAGACACAATCTACCATAATGAATTTACCAAAAACAGAGACAATGTTCTTTGTTTACTTTTCGTTAAATCCCGGAACGCATAATATGCTTGCAAAAAAGAAAGCATTAGTACAATATTTGGTAAATGGTACATCGAGCGAGAGTTCTAGTTCATCAGAAACATCAACGAACAACATTTTATCAACACTTAGTAGCTCTATTAAATCAGCGGCTAAATCATTAATAAGTAGTGTTGGACTATCGAGTGTGTCAGATTTGTTTTCCTCATCATCATCTTCTAGTAGTTCAAGTTCTGGCATAAAAACGACGGAGGATAGTAAATCGTATGGTGATTATTTGCCAGAAAAGTATTTGCTAAACCAGTTATCGTTCGAGTTATCAAAGTTTGTTAAATCGATTGATAAGCCAGGTGTTTCGTTTAAAATTAGTGAATATAATGAATACAATAGAAAACGTTTGGTATATGATAAAATAACATATAATCCTATAACCGTAACGTTTTATGATGTTAAAGACAACCCTGTAGAGCAATTCTTTTTCACATATTTGAAGCTTATTAGTAACAACTTTTTATGCAAAGATTATCGAAACTATCGTAAACAAATAGTTACGGATGATTTTGATTATGATAAGAGTGATTGGGGTTTTGATACTGATTCAAACTTCAGAATGATTGATAAGATATCGATTTGTGAATACTATATGGATAAAATGATGGTTTATACCATTGAAAATCCAGTAATTCAGGATATAAAATTTGGAACAAACAGAGTTGGATCATTTAACCCGAATGAAATAATGGTAACCTTTCAATACGAAGGTATAACAAATGATTTATTAGACGTTAATCCATACAATGTTACGTGGACTGGCGATAAAGCATATCTCAAGTCAATGATAAATGCTAATATTACAGAAGAAATGGCTAATTTCTTAAACGTTCGGTATAAATCTGGTGCAGCGATGGGGATTGATACGGCGGTATCATTTATCAAAGGTATTCTAGATGCTCCTTCAAATGAAAGGTGGAGCGTATTAAAATCACAGTCATTGGATACATTGAGAAAGTTAGGGTTTTCACAAGAGATTTCATTGGTTCAGTCTGCTACATCTGCTGTTTCAAACTATAAGAAATCAGATAATAAAGGGCAATATTTGTTAAAGCTGACGGATGATCCTTCATCAATTGTTGGTCAGATAACCACTGGTGGGAGTACGTCCAGTGCTTCTGGTTTACTAAAAATCTTTAGTTAAAATGTTTTGGCTATACCATACCTGAATGTTTCTATCATACATATCACATGATTCAGGTAAAACGTTTGGCTGTACATCGTCTATGTTATCAATCATTTTAAAAGTTAGAAAATCCTCTACAAAATCCTTTTTGTAAAGCTTTCCATCTGGAAATAAGCATATATCGATAGGATCTGCAAAGGATTTTAAAATCTTTTTGTTCATAATTTCTTTGTTAACGATTGTGAATGGAACGTTTAATTGAGAGCCTAATAAAAGTTTTGAAAATTCTTTAAGTGAATCGTTTCTATTGATATCGTATTGAGAATTTTTGTTTTTAAAGTATGGGACAAACTCTACTCTTTTAAGGTTTTCCAACATAGATAATTTTCTTAAAATTCCGTTTGGATGATATGAGAATAAAGCTGGTGATAAAGTGATTGTAAGGTCAAATGGTTTCTTGAAGCTGTAAAGGTTTCCCCAAGCATCATTTGGCATAGCTTTTGCGAGAAAATCATATGAGAAATCGTAATGGATATCTTCTTGAGTATTTAATAGAGTATATGGATACGATCTAAGAGTAATCGTTTTATTAAACTCTTTCAAGATACTTACTAAAGATTTGAAATACGATTCATTCAATGATAATGGATCACCACCATCAATAACAAATTTGTCAAATTTTTCATGATCTTTTACAAGGAACTCTTTCAAAGAATCTAAAGAAAGTAATTCTTTACTATAGAGTTTATCTTTAAAGATGCAATAAGCACAATTAAAGGGACAGTATAAGCTTGGAAAAATAGTTAATTGACGCATACAATACTCCTACCATTATCGAGGAATATTTATGAAGCCAAATGACTAGATATTCGCTCTAACAAAAATTGGGATAAGTCTTTCAAACTTGTTAAACTTATCTTCTAAAGCAATACCTATAGTTGGTCTTCTTAAAAGAGTGTCTAAAAATGTTTTCTTTCTAGCGACTCCTGGAACTTTAGAGATTGTAAGTTTATCAAATTTTTTGACAAACCCATTAACACGACAAGGAACTCGGCCACAAAGAGCAATGGGTGAAAATCTATCTGATTCTTGCTCATTGAGAACAACACCTGGATTAGACGATATGATTCCGAAGAAGCTTTTATCATCTTTTTGTGTTTTTGTTATTTCATATTTGCCACCGAATTTGACTAAAGTGCCAACTGGTAGCATTTCTTCATTATCATGTTCGTAATATTCAGCAATGTCGCCATAATATGTAGCTAAAGCAGTTCCCCTAACGACCTTTTCAAAAGTAGTAACATTTGAAAAAACCCACTCACCGTCAATAGTTTCGTTCTGTGAACGTCTTGTGTAATCTGGTGATGTTAAGAATCCTGTGTAGGACATAGAAACCCCTTATTATAACATATTGTATTAAATAAACATTATTTTTCTTGTTTGTACTTTTATTTATTCGTATTATCTAAAATTCGAATTTTTGCTCATAAACAAACGGTTTGAAAAGTAATAAATACTGATTGAATGGTTAAGGAAAAATAATGTCCGCACTTGATAGAAATAAAATATTTTTTGGTCTTTTACATTACATATTTTCTGAGCAAAAGAATGTAGATTGGGCTTTAAAAACAAGTCTTGTAAACTTTACAGGTATTAACTCGACTGTAACGGATCAAAAGTATGAAAAAGAGTCTTTATCAGATGACATTATTGATTACATTAATAGTGTTAAGCCATATCATGTACAATTTGAACAGTTTATTGAAAAATACTCCAATAAAACAGATGTTTGTAACATTGAAGCACAAGATGAATGCAATATTGAAGTTGGTATGCGATTTGACTCCGTTTGTAAAGAGGTTGATGAGCAAGGTTCGATGTCGGACATTGAATATATGGATACAACTGCAGCAAATCGTTTGTGGTACATAAAGCATAACGTTTTGACAGATGATGAAATGAAAGCATACCTTGAAGACGTTTTAAACTGTCATTTTAAAGGGATTACCGTTGAAGGTGGAGAATTTGATATAGACAATTTTGGGTATGATACATTTTTATATGATAACCAACTATATGATGCTCCAACAGTTTCGGCTGATTACTACATAACAGATTCTACGGAAAAATCATCTTTATTAACATTCCCTTATGAAAAGAGTTACATAATTGCTGGTGTATCAACATTTTCATTAAAGAAATTTGATAAAATTGGTAATTTAACGGTTTACAGAAACGGTGTAGAAGAAGAATTTTCGTATAATGATAACACAAAAATTTTATCAGTATTTACAAAGGTTAAAAAAGATGATAAGATCTACATCATTAACGAATATGATGGTGTTCGGAGTGGTCTTGTTTATGCGGTTACATCATTTAAAGAATCGACTGATGAAAGCGATATCAGACAATTTGTAGATGTTAATAACACAGTCTTTACGATTCCGGATAGCAAATATGGTACTCGAAAAACTATTGTTCATATTGAGTATCCAAATGGTACAAGAATACCGACATACAACTACGAAAGGACTTCTGAAGGATTATTATTAAAGGATGAACTAAAAGAAGGTTATCATGTTATCATAACGGTTATAGACTATGGACAACTATATGACAAGATCTATACTTATGAAGATTGTTACGGACAAAGTAATAACCTCATAACTCTTGATGGAAACGAGTTTTTAAGACCATTTTATGAACAGAATAGACCATCTGAACTTATTGCGGTATATCCTAACGAAGATTTAAAGATTTGTACAGAGTCTAACGGAACGATATCATCATTATTTAACGTAGATCATAAAGGTGAAAATAGTGATATTGTTATTTCAAAATCAATGATTACCGAATTAGCTAGAGAATTAAACATTGGTGATAAAACCATTAGAGTAAAGAATATTAAAAAGCTTAAATTACCATATGTAGATGATTCTGACGTAAAGATTCCAGGAAAGATTTTGATAGGCTCTGAAATCATTGAGTTTTATGATTATGATGCCTCTGAGAATCTTTTAAAATCTATAAGGAGAGGTAGTGGTGGATCATATATTACCGAAAAACATTTAAAAGGATCAACCGTATATACCTATAACGAACAAACTAAAAAAGTTTATGACTATACTTTGCCAAGCATTTCAGCAGTATGTTTAAACGGTAATCAAGAATATGAGATACCAAATGGTTATAAGAGTGAAAGCAAGTTAACGGTTTGGAAAAAATCTCATATATCATTATTAACAGATATTCAGAAAGATGGTGAATCGTTTACCATAGACTCTAATAACATCATTTTACCAAATTCTTCCAAAAACCGTAAAGGAATACTTTATGTAAATGGTGATAAAGTATTGTTTGAAACTATTACAACAAATCGTAAGAAAGGTGTTTATACATACACTATTTCAAACTATGTTGCCGATAAAGATTATTCAGCAAACAGTTCGTACATTTATTCGGCTTCTCCAGAAAAATTATCCGTGAAAGATTATACAATTTCAGAGGATAAAACACATATCATTTTGAACGAAAAACCATTAGATAATGAGATAATTATCGTTGAAAACGAACTGTAATTTACCCCCTAAAAAGATAGGACCTTATAAATATGAGTAAAGGCTTTTGATGATACTTTGTTAAAAGCTTTAAAAGAACATAGATTAAAAATAGGAGAAAAAATATGGCAGAATTAGCAAAAACCCATATTGAGATTATTGACGAATCTACATATGGTTCTGGCACTTCTACAGTTATACCTTTATATGTGTTCGCAACTGCTGAAAACAAGGTAATTGACGAAGACACAGGGGAAATTGCTCCAGGTACAACAAAAAGTACAGCTAATGAAGTTATGCTTTTGACATCACAGTCTGATGTTGTTGAAACATATGGTGTTCCACAATTTACAACTATTGACGGAACGGTTCAACAGGGTGATGAGCTAAACGAAGTTGGCTTGTATGCTTTGTATAGTGGTCTTGGTGCCTCAGCCTTGGCTTATGGTTTACGTGCAGACATTGACTTAGGTCAGCTAGTTGCTACAAAAGAAGAACCAACAAGCGAGCCAAAAGCCAACACGTTATGGCTTGATAAAGCCTCGACATCATTTGGCTTATTCAGAGCAAATGGTAATAGACGTCCAGCTATTGCATGGGATAGAATCGATGGTGTTTTAACTCCATCTGATGACTACATTGACGAAACAGGTAAACCAGCTATGACATATGGTTCAAACGGTGATGTTTGTGTAGTTTGTTTAAATAACGAAATCAAGTTTTATGAGAATATTGCTCAAGCTTGGTATGAGATTGGTTCACGTGGTTGGAAAGATCAGTTTCCTGCAACCGTTAAAGCGACTGTTGCATCTGGTGTAACAGTTAAGACTGAATCGGTTATCAGTGTTATGGGTAAAGAATTGACAGTTCCAGCTGGTTCAAATGCTAATGCTGTTAAAGAACTTATTAACGAAGCCGGTATTGTTAATGTTCTAGCTACATATGAAGATGGTGTTTTATCCGTTGCTAACACTGCCGAAGCTATTCTAATGATTGAAAAATCTGGTACAGCTTTAGAAGATTTAGGCTTTGAACTAAATGATGTTAAACAGGTTGTTGTTGGAGATAATGTTTCCGTTGTATTCGGTTCCCATACAAAGATTCCTTCCGGAGAGAATGCTGGATCAATCTGGGTTAAAACAACCGAGCCAAACTATGGTGCTTCATATGTAATGAAGAAATATAGCAAGACTTCTAAATCTTGGACTTCATCAGTATTACCAATGTATGGTACATATCTTGAAGCTGAAGAAAAGGGTTCAGCTATGATCGTTAAATATGACGAAAACACTGTTTCTGAAAAAATTATGAAATTCGTTGGTGGAGTAAATGCTATTGAAGCAACGGCTGCTGAAGAATTAACAAATGGTGATGTAATTTCTATTAAAACGATTGTAGATGGTGCAATTCAAACATATCTAATTACCGTTTATGGAAAGACAGTAGAAGATTTGGTAACATACATTAACAAAGCTAAGATTGAAAACGTTTCTGCAGATGTTTACAATAAAGCATTACGAATCGTTTCCTCAAGTGGTAACACCATTGAATTAGCAAACGTTAAAGGTAATATTCTTGAAAAATGTGGTCTAGCTGAAGGCGAATATACAAACGGTAACTGGATTGAAGTTTCTTATGAATCTTCTAACCTAGAGCCAACTACAGAGCCTGAAATTGGCACATTGTGGTTCAATGATGACTACAAGTTTGATATCATGGTTAACGATGGTCAACAGTGGTTAGGTTATAAGAATATGTATCCTTGTGCTGATATTATTGTCAATACAGAAGAACCAGAAACAAAAGAAGAAGGTTCTGATCTACAGGAATATGATTTATGGATTGATACTAATGATACAGAATATCCAACAATCTATCGTTACTTTGATGGTGAGTGGGAAGTTGTTGATAACACAGATCAATCAACTGGTTTAGGTGTTGTATATGCTGATGCTCGTGAAAATGCAGGTCCAGCTTACACAGGTTCTAAACACGTTGCATTCTCAGAAGAATCTGATGATTTGATGATTTCAAATTATGTTGATCCAGATTGTGTAAACCCATTATCTTATCCAGGTGGTATTCTATTGTTTAACACAATGTATTCAACAAACAACATTAAATCATATAACGACAAGTATGTAGACGGTGTTAAAACATATGGTGAAACCTTTACAGTTGGTAAATCAAGTGAATTTGCTACCCCAGGTTCTACGAAGAATGTTAAGACAACCCGTTGGTCAACTGCTTCTGGAAATGATTTAGATGGTTCTGGATTATTTGGTCGTAAAGCTCAGCGTAAAATGGTTGTTAAAGCATTAGCTGAAGCAATTAATAGCAATGAAGATATTCGTTCAGATGATTATGATTTCTATTTCATTAACTGTGCAGGCTATCCTGAACTAGATGATGAGATTAAAGAACTCAACGTTGATAAGAAAGAGATGTTCTACAATGTTTCAGATACTCCAGCTAGATTGGCTCCTAAAGCATCAGAAGTTACAGCTTGGGCAACAAACAAGAACAATGCTAACTCACATGGTGAAGATGGTCGTATTATTTACAGTGCTTACCAAACACGTCAATACCCATCTATGGCATTAACAACTAACGTAGATGGTTCTGAAATTGCTGTTCCTTCATCTGTTGTTAAAATGTATAACCTCCTAACATTACCAAGAGGTCGTATAGCTGCTGGTACACAATATGGTCAAGTATCTAATGCTTCTTCTGTTGGTTATATTAACGATGAAAACGAATATACTGCTGTTTCAGTAAAAGATAGCCTTGGTGAAGTATTAGTTTCGAATAGTATTAACCCAATTATGCCTAGAAGAAACGCTGGTCTATTAATTTGGGGTGAAGCTACTGAAAATTCATATACTTCAGCGTTATCAGACGAGCATACAATTATCATGCTATTAAGATTAAAACGTGAATTAGAAGCTGCTTGCCAACCATTCTTCTTCCAGTTGAATACACAATCTGTAAGAAATGATTTTGACGCTTCTTTACGCTCTATTCTTAACGATTATATGTCAAGAGAAGAAATTTATGACTTTACTCTTGTAACCGATACTACGGTTAATACATCGGAGAGAATTGAGCGAAAAGAGTTATGGGCAGAAATAGCTTTGGAACCTACAAAATCCATAGAACAAATTTATCTGCCCATTCGCATTGTTAAAACTGGATCCTTATCAAGTTCTAACTAAACGATTGAACTGAAAAATTAAAGCATCCTCTTATTCAGGGGATGCTTTTTTTATTGTTTGTTAAACCAGTCCATAAATTCTTTTTCATTGAAAAATTCAATCCATTTTAGATGATTATCTTTAACAATTTTTCGTTTGTTAGGGTCGGTAATTGTCCAACGTTTATACATTGTTAAATAGCGTGTTTTCTTTTGTCCTTTCCAGTTAATCTCGGTTGATTTTTGCATCCATGTATTAGCAAGTTTAACTTGCTCTGGAGTTCCAATATATGGTTCCGTTCCATGTCCTGGTTCACCTTGATATTCAATATATAAATCCAACGATGGTATGTAAAAATCACAGGGGTAAGGATATACATCAGTTCTGTATTGCCTTTTGACATCGGGGAATTTGGTTAATAAAATATTAAATAATTTATCTTCTTTTATAGATACTCCTTCAGTACCATTTTTCTTTTTGGTTATGTGTTCTTTTTCTTGTTTTTGTTTAACAAAATTAGAGTTTGAATATAATTCTTTATATTCGTTTGTTTGCGTATAAAATATTGTGCCGTAACGTTCTAAACAAGTTTCATATGCTTTATTCCTGTTATTATAGTTTTCATCGCCATGAATTCTCTTGTTAGTAGCTTTAGCTTTTTGTCGGTTTGTGTATCTTGTATTACCATACCGGAGAAGTTTTGTTTGCTCAGATTTTTCTATATTTACAGAGCATTTTGAACCATATTTAGCTATATTTGTTAAAGCAATTTTTTCACGTATTTCTTTGTTTTGAGAAATATATGGTACTCCATATTTTGCGATATTCGTAGCACATTTGTTTTGTTGTATCAGTTCTTTAGGCTTTTTAAGAGAATACTTTTGTAAATACCTGCGTACTGATGAATAAGAAGTATTAAAGATAATTTGTAAATCTTTGTCCCTAATATTCAGTTCGAGATAGAGATATTCTAAATCTTCTTTATATGGACGTTCTCCAGCTTTTAATGGATTACTTACATAATCACGCTTTAATCTTGACTTATCTATATTATAGGTGGCATAAATATTACTAGACATCTTGAACTCCTAATTAGTTTAAGTTGTTTAAAATGGGGTGAGAAGTCGTAATTCTTGTCCCATTTGTTGTATTAGAAATATTTATATGTGAAACAATAATAAAAACCACTCTTTTTTTGTATATTGACAAAACATTTATTATGCTTTAAAATGACAGCATTTAAGAATGTTTTAAGGAAATACTATGAAAATACCATTTAGATTTACAGCTTCTGGAATCTTTTTAAAAGGAAAAGATAGGGAAAAAGCTCGTATTGAATATGAGTTAAAGGGAGAAGAAAAGGAAAAGGCTTTATTAGATATTGAATACGATACTGAAGGCTTAAAGACTTTAAAACAATATCAGATAAAGCGTTTAGAAATAGAGAAAAAATACAATCATTTAGATGATTATGAGTATGAATTAAAGCTATGTGAGTTAAACCCTAACAATGAAAGGGATGAAGATAACAAAATTAAATTGCTTGACATTAAGTTAAAGTATGGTAAGATTGATGGCATAGAGTATTGTAAAGAAAAGAACGATATTCTAGGTAAGCCTTGGGTTGCTATTAGAAGTAATGAAAATATAGAAAACATTGACCGAATCCAGATTGAGGTGGTTTACAATAAAACCTTTATTAAAAAGATGAAAGATAGAGGTTTTCCTGGAAACACTGATGAAGAAGTTGCTGGTCAATGGTTAGCTTCATTTTTAGCAGCAAACGTTGAAGACAATTATTTGGAACAGACTGAAGAACAAGGTGTTGAAGGGCAAGATGGTTTAGTTTTTTTGAGATAGAGCAATGAAATCGTATTTACTAATTGACATTTATAACTTGTTTTTTAGAGCAATGTACACTGTTAATACAAAAGACAGTGATGACATGCAAAATGGTATGTTGATACATATGTTGATTAACATGATTAAGAAAGCGTCTGAAAAGTTTAATCCACAACATTTAGTAATCTGTACTGATGGTAATAAATCGTGGAGAAAGAACATTTACTACGCTTATAAAGCAAATCGTATAGAAAAGCTACAACAGAGAAGCCCTGCTGACGCTTTAAGGGAAGAGCGTTTAAAAGATGTTTTCAAAAACGATTTTCTACCATTTCTAAAAGATTCTACAAATGTTTCATTCTTATCTTGTGAAAACGCTGAAGCAGATGATTTAATCGCACGGTTTGTAAAGACTCACACAGATGATTTAAAAGTCATTCTTTCAACCGATAATGACTATATACAATTATTAGATGAGAATACGATTATCTACAATTCTATGGAAGAAAGAATTATCACAAAGGATTGTATCTTTACTGCCGATAAACATCAACCATTAAAGTTTGCTGTAAAAGATGGGAAAGTATCTATCTCAAGAACTGACTTTACTTTGGAGAAAGGTGAGCCATTAACACCTATGAAAGACTGGGTTGAGTATGCTTTGTTTATGAAATGCATTAGAGGCGATGTATCTGATAACATTATTTCTGCTTTCCCGAGAGTGAGAGAAACGTCTACAAAGAAACAGATTGGTATAAGAGATGCTTTTGAAGATCGTAAGGATAAAGGCTATAACTGGCAAAACTTTATGAACAGTACATGGACAAATCCTTTAGGTGAAAAGAAGATTGTTAAAGAATGCTATGAGTTTAACCGTAAACTGATTGACTTAAATGAGATTCCGGATGATTTGAAACAAAACATTGATAACTGTATTAACGAGTTGAAAAATAAAGAGAATAAAACCGGTGTTGTTATGAATGTTAGTAAATACTTGAAAAAATGGGGTCTTGAAAAGCTTTTAACAGAATTGAACTTGATTAGTTCTTACTTTGCTAAATCATTTCCAAAAGATTAGGGAGCAAAATGGGATACAAGATTTGGACAAATGATGGCTGGAAACCGTTTGAAGGCGTTAGAAAAATCGTTGGAAAGAATACGATTAAAATCACGCTTGAAAACGGTAAAGAAATTGTTTGTACAGAAGATCATAAGATTTATAAAAACGTTTTTGAATGTTCTGAGGCTAAATCATATAAGGTAAACGATTATGTTTACACCGTTGATGGAATGATTGCTATAAAACATATTGAAAACGTTGGAGTAAATGATGTTTACGACATTTTACAAGTAGATGATGGTAATAAATTTTTTGCTAATGATATTTTGGTACATAATTGTGAGTTCATTGGTCAATCAAACTCTTTAATTGATACGTCTGTTATTAGAAACCTTTTATTAGATTTACAAAATGTTACATATAAGTTTTTAGTAGACAATGATGTAAGATTTTATTGTGACATAAATCCTTGGCAAAAGTATTTTCTGGCTATTGATACTTCAATGGGTGTTGAAGGGGACTTTGCTGCGATTCAATTATTTGCGTTTCCTTCTATGGAACAGGTGGCTGAATGGCAATCTGACAAGCTTAACCAGAACATGCAGATAGAGAAGGTTAAAGCTATTACTGATTGGCTATATGCGAAAATTAGAGAGCTTGGTAATCGTTTTCCTGAAATCTATTGGTCATTAGAAAATAACGGTTCTGCTGAAGGCTTTATTTGTGCCTTAAATGAAAAGGGTGGGGTAAACTATATAAAAAGAGCTAAACTCATCACTGAAAGAAATAATAAGCGTATAGGCTTTACAACAACTCGTACAACAAAACCAGCTGCTTGTTCACAACTAAAAATCTTGATTGAAAGCAATAAGTTAAAAATTTACTCAAGAGAATATGCGGTACAATTGTCAAACTTTTCTGCTAAATCGGCTCAATCATATTCAGCAAACGGTACAACACACGATGACTTAATATCGGCTTCATTGATTATGATAATGATGTATCTACAAGAACGATTTAGTCTAGACTTGAAATTGGAAGTCTTTTCAACCTATAATTTTGATAAAAATAAAGAAAGACAACCAAAATATGATATGCCTTTTTATATGGATATTCATTAACATCAATAACTTAAATGCTCAAAGGTGTCGAATTCGACACCTTTGAAATGATTAGAGAATATTGACTAAACCGTTTATCTGCTATACAATTATGAAAACTGTTTAACATAAAGAATTTATGAAATGAGTGATATTAAACTATTTAATGGCGATTGTATTGAAGTTATGAACGACCTTATTTCTAAAAATGTGAAGGTTGATGCTATCATAACTGATATTCCTTACGGAACAACAAAATGTTCTTGGGATACGATTATTCCTTTTGATAAAATGTGGGCTTGCTTAAAGGATATAAGAAAAGAAAATGCTCCAACATTATTATTTGGAAATGAACCATTTAATAGTTATTTAAGAATATCTAATATAAAAGAATATAAATATGACATCTATTGGCAAAAAGAGAGAGCTACAAACATTTTCCAGCTTAAAAAACGACCAGCAAAAGTTATTGAAACAATAAACGTCTTTTATAATAAACAGTGTACATATAATCCTCAAATGGTGAAATATGAAGGACCATTAAGAACCAATAAGATTAAAGATGGAAAATTAGGCGTATTAGTTGATTCAAAAAATGGTAAACCGTTTGAATACAAAGATAATGGAACACGTTATCCTTTACAAATCGTTCATTTTCAACGAGATATTTTGACATCTAACCTACATCCTACTCAAAAACCGTTAGAGTTAATGAAATATTTGGTAAAAACTTATACAAATGAGGGTGATACAGTTTTAGATTTCACTATGGGAAGCGGTACTACAGGTGTTGCTTGTAAAAACTTAAATCGCAATTTTATTGGTATAGAGCTTGACCCTAAATACTTTGAAATAGCTAAAGAAAGAATCGGTGAATAAATCTTCTTGACAAATCGTTTTATTAATGCTATAAAGAGAGCATATAGTAAACGATAGGATTAAAAGATGGAAGAAAGGCTTTACGTTAAAGAATATTATGATGATCCACAACAGTTTTTAGATGAGCTTAATTCTATCAATGTTAGAAAATTAGCTGAAAATGCTGATAAAGAGTTGATTAAAAAGCTGAAAAAGTGGGTTAAAGCATATTGGAAAGATGATGGAACAATGTTTCTATATGAATCCCAATATAAACGCTTACAAATGATTTTAAAAGACATGATTTAACTGAAAGGATTTAACTAAATGTTGACACCATACGTTATTGAGCAAACGTCTTATGGAGAACGTTCTTATGATATTTTTTCAAGAATGTTGAAAGAACGTATTATCTTTGTTTCTGGGGAAGTTGATGATGAAATGGCTTCTGTAGTATGTTCACAATTACTGTTTTTAGAGGCTGAAGATCCAACGAAAGACATTTTTATGTATATTAACTCACCTGGTGGTGTTGTAACTTCTGGTTTAGCAATGTATGATACAATGAAGTTTATTAAACCAGATGTTTCAACCATTTGTATTGGACAAGCATGTTCGATGGGATCATTTTTGCTAGCTGGTGGTACAAAAGGTAAGAGATACTGCTTACCAAATGCTCGTATAATGATTCATCAACCTTCTGGTGGAGCTTCTGGCAAAGCATCTGATATTGAGATTCAGGCTAAAGAGATTTTAGACATTAGAAAGCGTTTGAATAAAATTTACGCTGAAAACACTGGGCAAAAATTGTCGGTTATTGAAAAAGCAATGGATAGAGATAATTTTATGACACCTGAGCAAGCATTAACATTCGGTTTAATCGATAAAGTTATTGACAAGAGAGAATAAAAGGTGTATATAGTAGTTACAAATTGAGAAAACGATATTTTATGAAAGGAAACTTGCTATGAAAATCACGTTTGAACTGGATTCAGAGAATGAAGATGATATGTACAAATACAAATTGTACAACAACGCCATCAATATGAGCATTGCTCTAGACAAGATTGACAATTTAACAAGATCTTGGTACAAATATAGTGATGATCCTAATATTTCTACAGAAAAAGTTCGTGATGAAATCTTAGATATTATCAATGACTGCGTACCGGATTTTCACAATATGTAATTGGAGAGATGATATGAAAAAATTATTAGTACTATTTGCCTTATTGGCTTTAACAGCATGTTCTACCACAAATACTGTAGAACAAACACTGACACAAACAGTTTCTACTGGAACTTATTCCACAACAAGATATGCTTGTAATACTTGTCAAGGAAGTAGTTATACAGTAAGAAAACCTGTTGAAATTGTATATGAAAATACCACATATACAACTGTATATGAGCCGAAAACCTATACAACTGTTACACGTGAACGTAAACCGTATAATGGTTGTACAAAGAATGAACTGTGTAAGTAAATGCTTTATAGTAATATAATCAAAAGAGCAATACAGGAATCCAAGAAATCCACATTTAGCCCCAAGATTGGGGCTGTGGTTTTCAAGGGAAAACGTATATATGGCTCTGGACACAATGATGTTAGAAGTTCTTCTATTTCAAACAAGTATAAAAAATGGGAAGAGAGCCTTCATGCTGAACAGTCTGCTTTATTAAACCTTGATTGGTCAAAGCTTAAAGGAACTTCTATACTTGTTTATAGAGCAAATAAAGAGGGTAAATTAGGTATGGCAAAACCTTGTCCAATGTGCCGTAAATTGATTGAATATGTAGGCATTAAGAACATCTATTACACCAATGAAGCTGGTGAAATCATACTTGAAAGAACAAATAAGCAGGAGACGACGAATGAGTAAACAAGAAATTTTTGATTTGATTGATCAAGAAAGACAAAGACAAGAAAATGAGATTTGTCTAATTGCTTCTGAAAACTATACCTCACAAGATGTAATGAAGGCTCAAGGATCTGTTCTCACACAAAAATATGCTGAAGGATATGTTCCAGCTAATGGAAAGTATCGTAGGTATTATGGTGGTTGTGAATACATTGATAAAATCGAACAGTTGGCTATTGATAAAGCTAAACAATTATTTGGTTGTAATTATGCTAATGTTCAACCTCATTCTGGTAGTCAAGCAAATCAAGCAGTTTATTTAGCCTTATGTAAACCAGGAGATACTATTTTGGGTATGGGATTAGATTCTGGTGGTCATTTAACACATGGTTCTAAAGTATCATCATCTGGAAAAATGTATAATGCTGTTTCTTATGGCTTAGATGAAAACGACATAATCAATTATGAAGAAATTGAAGAAGATTTATATACCTATAATCCTTCATTATTGATTGTTGGAGCAAGTGCTTATCCAAGAATTATCGATTTCGAGAGAATTAGAGAAATTTTGGACAAATATAATGAGTATCAATCGACTGCTAAAGATGAGGGCGGTGATACTTTGGGTAATCCTCATTGCTATTTAATGGTAGATATGGCTCATATTGCTGGATTAGTTGCCACAGGCTTACACCCATCACCTATTCCTTATGCTGATGTTGTTACATCTACTACTCATAAAACGTTACGAGGACCAAGAGGTGGTATTATTTTAACAAATGATGAAGAAATTGCTAAAAAGATTGATAAAGCAGTATTTCCAGGCATTCAAGGCGGTCCATTAGAACATGTTATTGCTGCTAAAGCGGTTTGTTTTGAAGAAGCTTTACAACCAGAGTTTAAAGAATATCAACAACAGGTTTTAAAGAATATCAAAGCTATGGAACAAGTATTTAAAAACAGAAACGTTGATATGATGACTAAAGGATCTGATAATCATTTGATTTTATTAAATCTTACAAATAAAGGTATTTCTGGTAGACAATTAGAAGAAGCATTGGAAAGTGTTGGAATCATCACTAATAAAAATGCTATCAAAGATGATCCAAGACCAAAAATGGAAACTTCTGGATTAAGAATTGGTACAGCATGTATTACAACACGAGGAGCTAATGAACAAGATTCTAAATGGATTGCTCATCAAATTTGTAGTATCATTGATATTTTAACTGGAGCGTATGATTACGATGGAATAGAACTTTTTAGAGCAGTATCTTCTAAATATAAAGATTTTTCTGACAAAGATTTAGCATTAAATCGTATTAAAAACGCTATAAGTGAATGGTGTAAAGACCATCCGATTTATTAAATCATTTAGCCAAAAGGAGAAGATATGACTTTAATGTTATATTTTCTCCAAAAGGTTTTATAAAACAAAACTATCTGGAGCAAATAATGAAATTAACAAATGATGAATACAAAGATTATTACAATCAACAAAATCCGCAATCAGGTGAGTTTGACTATTGGGAAGATGAGAATGCTGGAAAAAGCAGGCGAGAAATTCTACAAGAAATTATGAAAAATAAGCAAGAATATCGAAAAAAGAAAGAGCTT